CACTCTGTGCTTGTTTAGCATCTGCTTTGATAGCCAAGTTTGGTGTGATTGTAAACACGGAGCGAACTTCAGGATGTGGTTCAATTTTAACTGTACCTTTCTTCTGTTCACGGCGCACAATCTGCTCCATTGTGGGTCCATAATAAGAATCCGCAGATTCCCACATCTCTGCTTTGTCTTTTTTAAGTGACAATGGGAATGCACGACCAGCATCGTCAAATATATTTACATCAGACTTCTTACGTCCTTTTGTATCGCCACCGACTGCTTCAGCACGAACTGCTTTAGGGATTGTGAATTTGCTTGAACCTGCATTAAATACGAGATTCAAAGGACCGTTAGATAGTGCATCATTAATCATTTTAATCAGGGTATATTCGTTCTCTATACCTGCACTTGCTTTACCTTGCTTCGACTTTGGTGCGGCACCAATTGCGTATTTCCCAATGCGTACCATACCGACTGAGGATGAACCAAAGTCAGGGTCGTAAAATGCGCCAAACTGTGTTAGATGGGATGCTATTTTTTGTAAGAGACTAACACGATTTTCATTTGTTAGAATCGAAAAGCGTGAACCGCTGATGTTTTTAAAATCATCATAACCTATCTTTTTACATTCTGCTTTCAGAACTTCAAGATTGTCTGGTTCTTTTACGGCTGCCTCCGCAAAAAATTGACGAATAGTTTTAGATGCCATTTAGGATGCTCCAATATTAAGCGATATTCAAGTGGATATTCACTTATATTTATAAGACTTCTAACCTGTCATGTTCATCAGTTGTATAATAAACTGCTTTAAAATTATACTCATCAATAATATTATTACACCCAGCACAAGGCTTTGCAAGACCGTGGACATATTCATCAGAGAATTTACTAGGGTGTTTTACACGAACAACATACAATTCGCAACTTGCTAACAAATCAGCGTAACCCATTTTAATACATTTTTTAATTGCGTCTGCTTCTGCATGTAGACAGTCTTGACCTTCACGGTAGCCACTGTTCATCATGATAGGGTGTGTCTTGTATGAGTTTACACCTACAGCAAGTAGTTTGCCCCTACGAACAACACCTGCGGCAAGTTTAAACCGACCAGCAGTTCCAGCAGTTGATGCGGCATGTTTCTCTAGGTACTTCAGAATTTTGGGTTGCATCAACTACATTCTCCATAAAAAAAGGGGGGCATTGCACCCCCCGAAAATAGTAAAACAGTCTTAAAGGTAAAGCGGACCTGTCCAATTCACCTGATATGCACCCTCAAGCACATTGCCACGGGCTTTGTTGCGGGCAGGAGCATTGAAGCCAGCGGCTTTCAGAATGTCGCCACGCTTGAACTTTGCATCAGTATCAGTATTGACAATGAAACCCCAAACACTGCGGTTGGTAATAATCTTAATGTACTTGTTACCTGGGCGAACTTCATACCCGTTGATAAACTCATCAGCCATACGGGCTTGTATCTCAGTGCGGTTCTCAAGACCTTGAAAATCAAGATAGTCAGCGATAACAATCTGGCGAAGGTTTTCGAGGGCGTTTGTCATTTGTTCATTCATAATATATTCTCTCTTTCATCACGTTACATATACAGTATAGGGCAGAACGATACTGTTGTCAAGGACTATTTTGGTTTATTTTGGTTTATTTTGGTTAATAACTACACATTGATTCAAAGCACTCAATTGCTAACTCACGTTCTTGACGGTATGCTTCTTTCTCCCAAGGTAGGTCCATATACTCAGTGGTACTAGCAACACGAGACTTCTTCCACCTCTGATTCCATTCTTTGTCAACCCAGATTTCTTTTCTGGCATACTGCTTAACGTGTACCATTTCGTGACAGACTGTACTGATTAAGTCGTACAGACCCAATCCACTTTTAATTTCAAGTTCAAAGTTGCGGTTTGTGTCGCCCTCAAGGCAGTAGCCTAATGCGTCTTTTAGAGGTTTGATTTTGACTTCGATATCTAGGGTTCGTAGACGAGGCATCATTTTACCTATGCAAAACGCTACAGTCTGTTCAACGATATTACGCTCAAATGCTTTACCACCTGTGACTTCAACTACATTCATACTCTTGCTCTCTATTGCGGAGGGATAGGAAACTCTCAACTACATGGATAGTATAGTCGATTTGAGGGAGCATGTCAAGGTAAACCTGCCAACGTAAGTTGTTGATTTTATTGAAGTTCTTAAAATAGTTGGATTTATTTTGGTTAGTGGACACTAACTTTGCTGAATTTTAGACAAAAAAAGAGGGCGATGCCCTCTGTGGAAGAGAAACATCACCCTCTCAGGTGTTATCAGAATGCGGGTGGAAACCCCTACCAACGGCTACATGCGCCGCGACCCGCCTTTCCTGTACTAGGATTGATTTGTACAATAAATGCTCCTACACTTCCTAACGGCGATTATTTGTACCTCGCCATATAATTCTTTTTACACCTTACTAACACTTCACCCACACATTATTACTGTCATTATTTATATGGCATCACACCAAAGTTAGGTGGGTTTTCAACAAATAATTTTGGTTATTTGCACTATTTGCAATCGAATATGGATATGTCCATGTAGATGGGAACATCAATAGACGACCTTTCTTAGCACTCACTGTATTCTGAACATCAAAGAAACCAACTTCAAAATCTTCATCGTCAGTCAAGAACCAGATGAATGTCAGATAACGCCTTGCTTGCCCATAGTTCGTAATGTCGATATTAGTTTCACGAACATCATTATCATCACGGAATTGATAGACATAAATGTCTTCAATCATACTACGTTCAGGAAAGATTGACTGATGTGGCATTACTGCCTTTGCATAAACAGGCAATGTTGCTTCAATGATTTTTCTTTGTGCTACAGAAATCTCTTCAAATGCCGCACTCATTTCAAGGTTAAGTGAAATGAACTTCTCACCATTAGTGAAACGAGCAATGTGATTGTCTGCATTTTCCAAAAACTTATTAACAATCTTATCGCAGTATTCAGGTGGCAATGCATCATCAAATACTTTAATGTATTTTGTCAAACGGAAATCTGGTTTCTGCTCTTCTCGTTCTGCAACCTCACCAGTGATTTCAAATTTCTTTTTCAAATCATCAACAGGCACATCATATGTTTCTTCAAGTGAAATTGCACTTGCTTTTTTACCAACAGCCTTACTTCGCATTATTTACTCCTTCAGTCAAAAATGTTGGCGTATTCCCTTGAAACCCACCACCTGCTTCAAGGATACACATCAAGTCAGTTGCTTCTTGCATAGACAAACCTTTTGCGACATATTGTTCCGTTTGTTGTTCGAGAATAGCAAACGAGTCTTGAATTTGGACTACTTTATACATTGTTGAAATCTCCACTGAACTTTCTCCTTTTCTTTCCACTTAAACTAAACTGTTCATCTTGAACTGCTTGACCAAAACTAGACTTATCAAATGAAGAACCTGTGTCATTCATCACATCGTCTTGCGCTTCTTGTTCACAGTCATATAGTCGCATCTTGCTTCTATCAACGCCAACAACAAACCTCTTATGGTCATTTATGTCGCCATATCGGTTCTTCAACTGCTTAATCATAATCTGACCAAGACCTTCAAGTTCTTCATTACTAATCAAAGCAAACATGAAGTCAGCCGTTGCAGGCAAACCAAATGATTCTGAAGTATCTTCAAGACCAACATCAGAGTTGGAAAAACCACTACGAGTTGTTTGTGTAGCAGATACAACAGGAACACCAAACTCTACTGCTAGACCACGCAACTCTTCTGCAATACTCTTAATCAAGGTGTACGAGTTTGCATTAGCACCCGCTTTGATACGAGATGAAGCACAGATGTTCAAATAGTCAATATAGATGATATCTGGACGAAAGTTCTTCTTCAGGTTCAATTCATTCAACAAGTGACGGAAGTGACCTGCATGGGCAGTTGCAGTAGGAAACTCTTTTACGATAAGTTTACCCTGTGTCTTTTTCTGTAGGCGATTGATTTTTCTGTCATACACTTCTTTGGGTAAGTCTTTCAGAACATCAAGTGAAGTATCTAGCAAGTTTGCATCAATACGTTCAGCAATCTTTTCTTCAGCCATCTCCATAGTGATATACAATACATTCTTACCAATAGATAAGTTTGCACCTGCACAGTGACACATGAACAGAGATTTACCAACACCAGTACCAGCCAAAGCAATATTCAATGTCTTGTTTGGAATACCACCTTTGGTGATGGTATTCATCAACTCAAGGTCAAATGGAATCTTCTCTTCTTTACGGTGATAGAAGTCAAATCGCTCATCAGATTGTTCAAGAAAATCGTGACCAATGTGACTATCAAAAGAAACACCGAGAGCATCACTAAGAATTTTAGGGATTGCACCTTTTTCTTGTGAAGACTTCTCGCTGTTTGTTTGGTCAAGAATCTGAATTGACTCCATCACAGCATTGTATACTGCTTTTTCTTGGCACCATAGTTCAGTTTTTTCTAGGAGCCAAGTTTGGTTTTCTTGGCTGTCTGGTTCTTGGAGGGCTGTCGAAATGACTGAATTTGTTCCGTTGATTTCTGCTTCAGAAAGCGGCTTTTCACCCAACCCAATCGTAATACCCTCTTTCGTAGGTACTGCATTGTAGCGGTTAATATAATCATGAACCTCACGATAAACGTGCTTCTCAGAGCCGTCGTGAAAGTATTCCTCTTTGATGAAGGGGATGACTTTTCGTGCATATTCTTCATTGAGAAATAGGTGTTTCAGTATTTGAGTTTCTAGCCGCATCTTTGTTCTTACTCTCCAAATCGTGTTGAATAATGTCAACCAGGATATCACCCAAGACATTCTCAAAATTATAAAACTCTTCGTCCTTCAAGTCTACATCTTGTAAACTTCCTGGTAAAGAGATTATATCATAATCAAACGCCATTGTCAAGCGTTCATCATCATCATTAGTGATATCACCTTTATCTGGGTCAAATGCAACTTTACCGTAGCGATAGATTACATCTTTGAAGTCACCCTTAATGATTTTAACATGCATCTGGTCACCCTCAGGAGCAAGTACAAACTCATACATGCCGTTTGGGTCAATCACACCATCATCATACGTTCTCATCATCTTCCTCCACAAGTGTCAATTCTTCGTTCTCATCAAATTGTGCTTGCACTTCTTGATATTCTTCGTCAAGTTCTTCTTCACTAGGTTTACCGTACATGAAAGTCTTAACAACAAACTTTTCAAGTTGTTGTAGAATATCATCAGTAAAGTACTTCTCTGGTGCAGAGTTGATTGCTTTACCAAATTGCTTTGAACCATCAGGCAGTTCATAACGTGTAGATACTTTCTTAAAGATACCTGCTTCTTCTGCAAGTTCAAGTAGACCGTAATAACGTGACAAACCTTTATCGTAAGTAACAAGCACTTCAACCATCTTGTTTTCTTTGGTCAAACGTGATTTGTGGTTCACCACTTTAATAATGTTACCAACAATTTCAGTACCATCTTTCTCTTTTTTCTTTGACAAGAACAAGATATTTGATGCGGCGTACTTTAGACCAGAGCCGCCAGACATTGCCTTTGTAGGAAAGTATGCACCAATAACATCATATGTGTGATTGGTAATCAACATAGGCACTTTCGCACGACCTAGTTTAAGTGTCAGTGTACGGAAGATACCACGAATCTTTGGTGCCCGTGTCATGTCTCGCTTGTCACTACCACTCTCAGTGTCAGTCATTTCTTTTAGAGTAGAAAGCATACCAAGACTATCTAGTACGAGACAGATAGGTTGACGTTGACTTTCTTTTTGCTCTAGGTACTTATCTAATAGTTTGACACATTGCGTACCAAACTCTTCAATTGTTGCTACAGGAACAATGGCAATACGTTTAGTATCAATGCCACGTTCTGCAATCATATTCTTGGTTAATGCACTCTCAGATTCAAAGTAGATAACCCCACCAGTAGGATTATCTTTTAAGAATTTTCCGATTGCACCAAGAATGAAAAACGTCTTTCCAGTTGCACTTTCACCTGCAAAAGCAGTAATTTTGTTGTTGGGAATCCCACCGAACAAACTTCCTGACACAAGAGCATTAAGCACATAACTACCAGTATCAATATATCCATCTACATCTCCTGCTACAATACCGTCTTCAACAATACCTGCGTATTCATTGCCAATAGTCTTACTAAGACCACTAAGAAAATCACTCATTCAATTAACTCCATTCATTGATTAGAACATGATACATTGTATCAGATAACAACCGCTTTGTCAAGTGGTTTTTTCATTATGCCATGCTTTTTCTCATAGCAATGTTTACATCATCAC